AACTTCCCAAGCAGCAAGTGATTGTTCAAATGAAGGTGTACCTAATGTAACAATGATGTATATTGGTACTGGTGGAAGAGTAATACAATCACCAATGGCTCCACAAGAATTTAGAAGAGGACCTTGTTATCCTGATAATTTCACACCTTAAACATTAAGTTTAAAATTACTTGTAATCCTTTAATTTTCTCACTACATTATAATATGTATAACTATATTATAGGCCTTAACGGAAGTGGGCTCATTTTGAGTAACCAACCATAATAAAAATATTGACATGCCAAACTGGAAAAAAGTAATTGTTTCGGGAAGTAACGCTGATGTAAATGGATTATCAGCAAAATCATATAATTTGGTTCCGACAGGTTCCGGTTCATCTCCTAACTTACCATATAGTATTCCCTTTGTAACTTCAGGTAGTTTATCTTCATCAATTTATGTAGATAATCAAGCTCAAATAGTTTGGTATCCAGCAGGCAGTCTTAACGTTACAGGTAATTTACAAATAGGAGGAATACCAGCAGGTAGTTCTGAAACTAAAATTGTAGTTGTTAATGATGCTGGTAGTACATTTTATAGAACAGATTTAGATTTACAAGGTGCACAAGGAGCAACTGGACCTACAGGTGCTCAAGGTGGACAAGGTACAACTGGTACTCAAGGTACTACAGGTACAAAAGGTGCTCAAGGTGATTTAGGACCAACTGGACCACAAGGAAGTAAAGGCCAAAAAGGAGAAGGAGGAGCTACAGGACCACAAGGATCTAAAGGTGATCAAGGTGATACTGGACCTCAAGGTTCACAAGGAACAACTGGAGCTCAAGGTGATGCAGGACCAACAGGACCTACAGGAGCACAAGGTACAGCAGGTACTAATGGTAGTCAAGGTGCTACAGGTGCAACAGGTCCACAAGGTGGAACTGGTCCACAAGGTGCTAAAGGAGCTGCTGGTGATAAAGGAGATACTGGATCAACTGGACCTCAAGGTTCACAAGGTACTACAGGACCAACAGGTCCTAAAGGTGCACAAGGTGATCAAGGTGATACTGGACCACAAGGTACAACTGGTACTCAAGGTGCAACTGGATCAACTGGTCCACAAGGTGCAAAAGGAGATACTGGATCAACTGGACCTACAGGACCACAAGGTGCTAAAGGTGCTACTGGAGCTCAAGGTTCACAAGGTGAAACAGGTGATACTGGAGCAACAGGACCAACTGGACCTCAAGGAAGTAAAGGACAAAAAGGTGAAATAGGAAATACTGGACCTCAAGGTTCAAAAGGACAAAAAGGTGAAGTAGGAGCTACAGGACCACAAGGTTCAAAAGGAGATACTGGAGCAACTGGTCCACAAGGTGCTAAAGGTGATGTTGGACCAACTGGTTCACAAGGAGCAACAGGTACTCAAGGTACTACAGGTGCACAAGGAGCTAAAGGAGCAGTAGGACCAACTGGTTCACAAGGTACAACTGGTACTCAAGGTGAAACAGGTGCAACTGGATCAACTGGACCTACAGGTTCTCAAGGTGCAACAGGTGGAACAGGACCTCAAGGTTCAAAAGGACAAAAAGGTGAACAAGGTGTAACTGGTGATACAGGACCACAAGGAGCTAAAGGTGATACTGGAGCTCAAGGTTCACAAGGAGCAACTGGCCAAAAAGGACAAAAAGGACAAACTGGAGCACAAGGTGCTAAAGGTGATACTGGTACAACTGGTACTCAGGGTACTACAGGTGCAACAGGTCCACAAGGAGATAAAGGACAAAAAGGTGAAGTAGGATCTACTGGACCTCAAGGAGCTAAAGGTGCTACTGGACCTCAAGGTTCACAAGGAGCAACTGGTCAAAAAGGACAAAAAGGACAAAAAGGAGAAGTTGGGTCACAAGGTGCAACAGGTACACAAGGTACAGATGGTAACTTTGGTGGTAACTCATTTGATTATACTTTCTCTACTAGTAATTCAGCAACAGACCCAGGAACAGGAAATATAAGATTAAATTTCTCAGCTACACCATCACAAAGAGAAGCTACAAAAGCTTACATGAGTCAAGATGATGATGGTGGTAATTCAATAGAATCAACACTTGAAACATTAGATAGTGTTACTTCAGCAATTAAAGGTCATATTAGAATATCTAATAGAACAGATGCTAGCCAATTTATAACATGGGCTATTACAGATTTAACAGATAATGGTTCATGGTGGACATTAGATATATCAAATGAAGCATACTCAGCTAATAACCCATTCTCAAATAACGAAGATATTATTTGTTCATTTGTAGCAGTTGGTGATCAAGGAGATAAAGGACAAAAAGGACAAACTGGTGCAACTGGTTCTACAGGACCTCAAGGAACAACTGGTTCAACTGGACCTCAAGGTTCACAAGGAGCAACTGGTGCTCAAGGAGCTAAAGGAAATACAGGTTCACAAGGTGCAGTAGGACAAAAAGGTGCTACTGGTTCTACAGGACCTCAAGGTTCACAAGGTACTACAGGTACTACAGGACCACAAGGTTCAAAAGGAGATACTGGAGCAACTGGACCTCAAGGTGCAAAAGGTGATACTGGAGCTCAAGGTGGGACAGGACCTCAAGGTGCTAAAGGACAAAAAGGTCAAACAGGTAATACTGGACCTACAGGTCCTCAAGGAGCAACTGGTTCAACTGGACCTCAAGGAGCTAAAGGTGCTGTTGGTCCAACAGGACCACAAGGTGCAAAAGGTGCTACTGGAGCTCAAGGTGGAACTGGTACACAAGGAACAACTGGAGCAACAGGTCCTCAAGGAGCTAAAGGTAATACTGGATCAACTGGCCCTACAGGTTCACAAGGTACTACAGGTGCAACAGGTCCACAAGGTGGAACTGGTCCACAAGGTGCTAAAGGAGCAACTGGAGCTCAAGGTGGGACAGGACCTCAAGGTTCAAAAGGACAAAAAGGTCAAACTGGAAATACAGGACCTACAGGTCCACAAGGTACTACTGGTGCAACAGGACCACAAGGTGCAAAAGGAAATACAGGAGGTACAGGCCCACAAGGTGCAACAGGTGCTCAAGGTGGTGGAGGTGCTCAAGGTGCTAAAGGTAATACTGGAGCAACTGGACCTCAAGGTACTACAGGTGCACAAGGTGGACAAGGAGGCCAAGGTGCTAAGGGACAAAAAGGACAAACAGGTAATACTGGTCCACAAGGTACTACAGGTGCACAAGGTGGACAAGGAGGCCAAGGTGCTAAAGGTCAGAAAGGACAAAAAGGACAAACTGGTGGACAAGGAGGCCAAGGTGCTAAAGGACAAAAAGGACAAACAGGTAATACAGGACCTCAAGGTGCAACAGGTGCTCAAGGTGGTGGAGGTGCTACAGGTCCACAAGGTGCAACAGGTGCACAAGGTGGACAAGGAGGCCAAGGTGCTAAGGGACAAAAAGGACAAAAAGGACAACAAGGTATTGGAGGTGTAACAGGACCTCAAGGTGCAACAGGTGCTCAAGGTGGTGGAGGTGCTAAGGGACAAAAAGGACAAACTGGTGCAACAGGTACATCAAATACCTATGCAACTGCAATGAACCAATATGTTAATACTAATTCAACAGTACAATTTGCATTAGTAAGATCAACAGGGGATGTCGTAGCATATTATTCTTCAGATGAAAGATTAAAAGATAATATGAAACCATTAGTTGGTGCCTTAGATAACTTAGTTAAATTAAATGGATATGAATTTGATTGGAACTCAAATCAAGTAGTTTATAAAGGACATGATATTGGAGTTAGTGCCCAAGAAATACAAAAATTCTATCCAGAATTAGTTGAAAAAAGAGAAGATGGATATTTAGCTGTTAAATATGAAAAATTAGTAGCAGTATTAATTGCAGCAATTAAAGACTTAAATAATAAAATCGAAAATTTAAATAAATAAAACAATGGGATTTAAAGTTACAAGAGATGTAGAATTTCATAACGGTGCAAGTGTTGATGAATTTTACGTAAGAATTGAAGATTACAAACTAGAAAAACATTCTGGTATGATTAGAACTTTTTCTAATATCTTTACAAGTAGGGATGGAGCACAAAAAGCTATACCTGAATTTATTGAAGATCTTCAATCAAATGATGCATCAGCTCAATTACCTCCATCTATGTCATATGATGGACAACAATATTGGATAGAACAAATTCAATATTTTCCAATAACAGAAAGTGTAGATGTTGAAGTAACAACTTATTCCTCTTCATTTGAAGATAGAGAAGTTGAATATGTTGATTTTGATGCTGACGGAAATGAAATTATATCAACAAGAACAGAATCAATCGAAACAGTGACTACAGGTAGTGATACCGTTCAAAAATCAAGATTTAAACCCGACCTTATTACAGGTAGTATATTTGAACATGCTTATTCAAGATTAAAGGATCATTACACTGGAATCTTTGGAAGTGATAGCATAACAGATATACTAGAGTAATATGGGATGGGATACTACATCATATGGAAATAATAACATACCTGTAGGTTCAAGTTTAGGAACTTGTTATGGGATGTATAATAATGCCTTTATAACCAATACAGGTTGGCCAGGAGGAACATCAAACCATAGTATGTGTGAGTGGTTAAATACTTATAATTGTTCTAACACTCTATTTAAAGCAGTCCCTTACGTTTATTGTACAAATAAAAAATCAGGAGGTAATCAATGTAATTTATGTGCTGGTTTTATTAGAAATGAAGATAGAAGATTTTATTTTGGTGTAAATTGTCAATCAGGTAAAGGAACAATTACAGCATATTCCCCATTACCAACCCAATCTGGTACGTCAATAGCAGGGTATAAAAATAATGTAATGTCTAATGATAGAACCTATATAACCCTAATGGCAGCTGCAGCTTATGGTTATGTATTTGCAGCTTGGAGATATAATACAGTTAGTGGAACTTATTGGAATAACAGTAGTATGACTAATGTATATCATAATTCAACAAATATAATGAATGGAGCAGTTCAAAACTTTTGGGCTCAATTTTTATAAAATAATGATATGTCGGCAGATAATTGGTATTATAACGGAGCAGGAAATCTACAACTTGCTTATTATGGTGAACAAGCCACTTGTGGTTGGTTTAAATCCATTGCCTTTTCAGGATCAGGACTAATAAATGGTTGTGATTATAATGGTTTAAAATATACAACAGGACTTTATAATTCTTGCTGGAAAGCTAGAGTAGGATGGGACCCAACTGCGGAATTATCATTATGTAAAATGTATAGAGCATGGTATAACGGAGCAAATGATGATACAAATACTCAACCAACCCCAAATTCATATTTAAACACTCCAGATCAATACAATAGCAGTACCCAAGCGGGATGTTGTTTTGGTGCTGGTCTTTTATTTACTAGGTCAAGAATTTATTTTGGATTACAGGTAAATGATTCTAGTAGGGGAACAATAAGAGTAACTGAACCTTGGTTTAAAGGTCCTGCTGGAGGTGGGAGACAAGCTTACCTTACCTCATTCGGTGGTACTGGTACTATTGGTGGATTAAGAAATAGTGTTGCATTAGGTGGAGCAACTAACAGTTATAATAGTGGTGCAGTAGCAAACAGTTATGTTAGATTAACAGCTTTTAATACTTATCCATATACATTTAGTGCTTGGAGAATGAATAGCGCAACTGGAACAGCTCTTTCTACAAGTGATGATTATAATTTTTATCCTTTAACTTTAGACCCCTCAGATTTAGCATCATTAACAACAGTATATGGTGTATTTAGTTAAAATGAATTAAATAGGTTTTATGGAAACAATTTGGGTTTTAGAAAATGTCAAAAAAGACAAGTTATTTTATAATAAATTACAACTTACATTATTAGTAGCATCTATTTCTTTATGGAGGAGATATCATCCTGACCATAGTACTGTATTATATTGTGATAATTTAACGTATAAAACGTTAGATAAATTAGAAATACTCCATTTATGGCATGATATACGAGAATTAGAATACCCAAATAATATAGACAGAGAAATTTTCTGGTCAGGTTGTAAAACAAAAATTATAAGTGAAACTAAAATTCCTATAATTGTAGTAGATCATGATTTTTTAATAAGAAAAAATATAGATGAACATTTTAATAATAAAGTTTTATATTCTTATGATGAAATAGCTAGTAATTGGTATCCACCTGAATGGGATCCTTATGCTAAACAAATACCATTTGAAAGAGTTACAGATAGAGCAGCTAATGTATCTTTATTTTATCTACCGGATCCAGAATTTGCAAACAAATATGGTAAACAAGTATTAGAAAACCATCAAATATTAACTAAATTACGTAAAAATCTACCTCCTCATAAAAAACAAGATATTACTACTAACCATATGATTTTATCTGAACAATTTATGTTAAAACAATGGTTAGTAAAAAATAAAATTCCCCATCAAACTTTATCAGATTTAGTTTGGGATTGTAAAAAACCAATGGGTTTATCTCAATCTGATAATATAAAAGCTGAACAAGGTATTTGGAATAGTAAAGAATGTTCATTATATTATAAGCACTATGGTGTTGAAGAAAGACAATTAAGGGAAAAATATTTAAGAAATATTACTGGTGAATACCAAGAAAATATGAATTATTTGCAAAGATGTATTCGAGCAGGTAAATTAGTAGATTATGATGATTTTTATAATAATTTAAGACGAGATATACATGAACATTAATTTAGGTGTTGATCACATATATGTTATCAATTTAGAAAGACATAAAAAAAGAAAATTAAGGATGATTAAACAATTTGATAAATTGGGCATCCAAAATTATGAATTTATCACTGCTATAGATGGAAAAGAGGAAAAATTTTCAATTCCTCAATTAATTAAAGATGGAATTTTAAATAAATTCTTTATTGATCCTGTAGGTTGTTTTACATATAATATTATAGCTTGTGCTTTATCTCATAGAAAAGCTATCGGTACATTTTTAAAATCATCACATAATACTTGTTTAATATTAGAAGATGATGTTGTTTTTGATCCTTATTTTTTTGAATATAGTCTAACTGGAGGTTTTGATTTATTTAAAAAACAAATAAAAGATAGTAAAGCAGATATAGTAATTTGGGGCAAACAAAAAATATTCGAAATTAAAGGAATACAAACAAAATACTCAGAATTGTTATGTAAATCCTATAAAAATCCATGGTCTGCCCATGCTTATCAAATTAATAAACAATCAGCATCCAAAATGTTTGAACAATATTTACCTTTAAAATATGCAGCTGATACTTATTTAGATTTTGGTGGTTTTTATACTTTAACTAGTAAATATAGTATACTTCAACAATCACAAGGAACATACGATCAAACAATTATTGAAGGACTTTATGAATCTATACATCATATGAATTGCACTCATGGTGATTTTGATAGTGCAACGCAACCAGATAGATTTTTAGGGTTACAATATTTTTGGACAGATCCTGATATGCCTATAGATTATATTACGAGAAGAACTATTAAAACCCCAAGTGGATTCCCAATTAGAGATTGTAGTGTAATATATTTTAAAACAGATGAAAGCAGTACACGTAAATTGGACTAAACCTTATTTTGGAAGACAAAGGTTAAGAGGTCATGGGTTTGAAATAATGAAAAATTCAACTTCAAATACCTATGAATTAACTGATTTTCAAATATTATATACAATGTTTTCTATAGCTACTTGGAAATATTGGAATGGTCCTATTAAATTATACACTGATACAGTTGGAGCTAATTATTATCAATCTGTTGGTATTTTAAACATGTATGATGAAGTTGATGTTAAATTTTTAAACGGTTACTCCAAATCAAATATAGATGCTGCTTATTTTTGGACTAGTGGTAAAATTAAATGTTTAGCTAATATGGTTGAACCTTTTGTATTCCTAGACCAGGATATGATTATAAATCAAAAATTACCTGATTGGTCTTATGCTAATGATTTAACAATAGCACATTGGGAAATAGGTAGAGGTTATTATTATTTTGATAAAGAAAAATATGAAAAAGAAATTACCCATGTGCCTTGGATTGAAAATTATAATATAAATGATTGGTCTCCAAATACATCCTATCTACAATTTAATAACCCAGATGTAATAAAAAAATATCATGAATGGCACAAAAAATTAGTAACAACTAATGGAGAACATATACCAGAATGGTTTTGGTTATTAACAGACCAAGGTATTTTAGGTCATATTATAAGAGAAAATAATTATAAAGTAAATACATTAACACAAAAAATAGCTTTAGCACATCATAATAGATATGATGATGAATATGAAGACAGATATAAAGGTAAAGCGGAAAAATGGTATAAACCTTTAAATACAAATGATGATAAAGAAATACTCCACCATCATGTTTGGTTAGATAAAATAGGATATAATATAGATAAAAATAAATATAATAAGTTAACTAACTTTTGGTTTAAAACGTTAATAGAAAGGCATGGTTATGGTGGAAATTTAAATAACGACATATTTAAAAAATATTGGGATGAGTACAATAAAAATAATTAGGTCTTTATGGGGTTATCGTGATCATACTTACAATGAAATACCCCCTGTACCTACACATCCAAATGAAATAGTATATGTTTGGGGTAGGGAAAATGAAGCTATGTTAAAAGAACGTGGTTTTGAAACCAGATATGTAGAAGAAGAAACATCACCTTTTGCTTATGAAGTATTAGAATTAATATACGAAAGAAAATTAATTGCTTTAGATTTAGCATTAAAAGAATTTGGTGAGGTAATTATGTTAGATTGGGATTGTTATGTATTAAGACCATTTGATAAAGAATTTTTACAAGAATTACGTAAAAAACCTATACAAATACCATTATATATTCAACATGAAAATTGTTATGATGCATTATATGAGTCAATACCTAAAGACCATCCTGTATTTAATAATCCTGATGAACATAATCAAATAGAAAATCATTTAAGAATTATTACTAAAGGATTTTTAAAATGGCATTGGAAATGGGAAAATGGATTAGTGAGCCCTAATTTTGGGTTTGTATATAGTAGAGATATAACTTTAGGAGAAAAACTAATTAAAATAGCAGTTGATAATAATATAGAAGGATGTGTTGAAGAACATGCAACTTTTCTATATACAGATTGCACATTAGATGAATATATTAAAACATATCAACCTACTTGTACTTATGGTGTATCAAATAGAGCACTAAAAAATGGTAGTAAAGTATCTAAACTACAAAAGAAATTTAATGATTATATGGATACACAATTAAAAATGGATTTATATTGTGAGCATATCTAAATTAAGAATAGTAAGAGCTTTATGGACAAATCCATATGCACCTTCTGATTGGTCAGAAACATATCTCTACCCAGAAATACCAAATAAACCTTTATACCCTGATGAAGTAGTATATGTTTGGGGAGATGAAAATATAAAAGTATTAGAAGAAAGAGGCTACAATTATGTTAAAATGGATGATAATGAATATCCTTACTTTAATAGAGAATTTACTCAACATGGTAAAAAATTAATAGCATTAGATAAATCTTTAAAAGAAACAGGTGAAGCATTATTATTAGACTGGGATTGTGTTCAATTAAAAGACTTAGATATTGAAATTATTAGACAAAAAGAAACACAAGTTCCATTATATTGTTATACAGAAAAACAAATAACTAGAATAAAAGATGAATTTAAATTAGATATTCCATTAGAAGAAGAATTAAGAAAATATCATTGGAAATTAGAAGATCTTTTAGTATCTCCTAACTTTGGGTTAGCTTATTCTAGAGATAAAAAATTTGCTGAAAAATTAATTGTAGAAGCTATAAAAAATAAAATTAATTATTGTATAGAAGAACATGCAATGTTTAATTATGCTAATTGTACATTAGATGAATATATAGACAAATATCATCCCACAATTTGTTATGGTAGGGCATTTCCTAAAAGTATTAAAGAAATTGGATCTGGTAAATTAAATGAATATGTTAACAATAAAATAGGTATAAACGAATATTTTAGACATTTATAATGAAATCATATTGTAAATTACCCTTTGATAGATTTAGAATAGAATTTGATGGTCAATATCATTCATGTTGCCATCAAACTGATTATTATGGTAATATATTTGATGAAGGAAAGTCAATGGAGGAATTATATAAAGGTCAAAAATTAAGAGCGGTTAGGGTAGCAACATTAAATAAAGAACTCCATCCTATGTGTAATAATAATATGTGCCCTCTTTATGTAACAGATTTAGAAAGAAATCAAGATGCTATTTTAACAAAATATCCTAAACAAGTTGAATTTGCTTTATCTCCTCAAATGTGTAACATAGGAGGTGAAAACCCAACACCAAAAACGGCTTGTGCAATGTGTCCTAGATCAAGCGAAGGATGGATGAAACCTTATTTAGATGGAACCATTCCAGATAGAACAGATGAAATGTTAGAATTTATCAAACCATCATTACCTTATCTTGAAACATTAACTGTATTAGGAATTATAGAACCCTTCTTTAAAGGACAAATATTTGATGTTTTAGATAAGTTAGAATTTAAAAAATATAAAAAAGATGTTTTAATATGGACTTTTTGTAATGCTACTTTATTTGGAGAAAAAAACCAAAATAAATATTTAGATGAATATGTAGAAAAATCAGTGTTTGGTTTTTCAGTAGATGCTGCTACACCTAAAACATATCAAAAAGTTAGAAAATTAAATTATTTTCATGTTGTAAAAAGAAACCTAATAACTTACTTTAAAAAATGTAAAGAAGAACAAAGATGGGATGAATCATTTATTGCAAATAATATCAATATGTGGAATGTACATGAAGTTTCTGATATGGTTAAATTTGCAAAAGAAGTAGGAGCACCTCATATTCAATTTAGCCCTACACATGGTGAAAAACTTTCTACACAATTACCACGTGATGCTTACTGCAATGAAAGTAATTGGGAAATATTTGATAGAGCACAAGAAAAAGCAATAGAAACAGGAAAAGAAATTGGACAAAGTGTACAATTTTATGTACCTTTACATAGAGGATTTAAGAAATAAAATATGGAAAAATATAAAGTAAAAGTAATAACTTTACCAAGAAGACAAGATCGTAGAGATAAACTTGAAAAACAACAATTTTTTAAAGATATAGATTTTGAATATGCAATAGGAATTAATGGTCAAGAATATGAATTAACTGATTTTGATAAAGAATTTATTAAAGGGAATGATTATGAAAAATATAATATTCATATACCTTCATTAGTAGCAGCTAATTATACACATTTAAATTTATTAGAAGAATGTGCTAGTCAAGAATTACCTTATTTTATATTTGAAGATGATACAGAACAATTACAAGATTTCCCATTAGAATTAGTGGAAAAAATAGTTAATAGAAAAAATATAGATTATTATTGGTTATTAGCAGATCAACCTACTATATTAGCGTATGTTATTTGGCCAAAAGGAGCTGAAAAAATAATTGAACATATAACTAATGTTTCTAAATTATCTAGAGGTTTAGATTGGCAAATTTTTGAAATGAAAAAAAGTTTATTATTGCGTGGAGACCAAGTAAAATCTTCGTACTTTACCCAAGTACCAGGGAAGGACTCTGATATCACAAACTTAGAAAACTATGAAAAATAAACCGTTTTATCCTACAGATAGAGAAGACGTTTACTTTTTAGCACCTATTCCTGTTTTTAAAAAAGAATATGGTAATGATATTATCACCCAAAGAGTATTTGATTTAGGTAACAGATTATTAGACCCAGAAGGTAAATTACAAGGTCAAGAATTACCATTTCAATATGATAAAGTTAGACAAGATCATTATTATTTAAATTATGATTATCAAGAAGAATGGACTGAAAGTCATGAATTACCACCTTTAGGAAGTAGATATTATGCTAAACCAAATGACTTTCTATCTACAGAGAATGAAGATGTTGAAGTAATTAAACGTAGAATTATAAATGGTTTTAAAAGTTTAGTAGGAGATAAAGATTGCAAACCAGTAATAACAGAAAATTGGATGCAATATTACCACCCAGCAGATGGTAGAGGACATAATGCTCACAACCATAATAGATGGAGCAATTCAGAAGAAAAACCTATGATGTTTTCAGGTGGTTATTATTTAAGTGATGGAGACCCTATTAAAGATCATCCTTATAGTGGCACATTTGCTTTCCATATTAGAGGAGAAAGACATTATATTAGACCAAAAGCGGGAATGCTGATGATTTGGCCTCATGATCTACTACACTCAGTAGCTCCTTTTTATGGTAAAACATGGAGAACGGTTATAAATTTTAATATAGAAATATGAATCTAATTTTAGAAATAAAAGGTGGAATAGGTAAGACTATTATATCAACTGCTATAATAAATTCAATTAAAAGGACTCATCCTGATTACAATATTATTGTTGTAACTGCTTACC